CGTCAATCACTTGACACCACCGCATATGGTGGTGTAGGCTCGGCATACGTTGTTCTGTCTGCGTGGTGGGCTGCATGGCCCGCCGCGTAGATTCGTGTTCGGTGCGTCCCCGACGTTACAGGGGGCATTGGGCGCGTCCGCGACCTTACAGCGGTCACTGGGAAGTCTCCACCTCACGGGGACGGTCTTCGGTGGTCACTTTTTTCTGAGAGGTTTGCGATGGCGATTCCCTTCACTCAGCTTGTGTCGGCAACCTACGATGCGGTTGTCAACGAGCGCAAAAAGGCTGCGGACCAGTGGTCCGACAGTTCGTTTCTCACTCACCTGGAGAAGATTGGCGGCGTCCAGCGGATTGCTGGCGGAGCCACGCTCCAGCTCACCCTTGATTACCAGATCAACTCGGCTGCGGACTTCCTGCTGACGGACTCGACTAGCACGGGCACGTCCAAGACGGAAATCCTCACGGCAGCGAGCTATTCGCTGATTCCGCTGGTGGTGCCGGTTAACTGGACGCTGTTTGACGAAGCGGTCAACTCGGCCAGCAACCAGAAGGTCGATCTGGTGACGGCGATTGTGGACAACGCGATTGCGTCCCACGACCGTTCGATTGAGACGGCGATGTTTGCCTCGACGGGCGGCACCGACGGCTTCAACACGCTGGTGGATCTGTTCTCGGAGGACGGCACCGGCACGGTCGGCACCATCGTGTCGGGCACCGAAACATGGTGGAAGAACAAGTACAAGGACTGGGGCACGGACACCGGCGCAACGCTGCTGGCGGACTACACGACCCTGTGGAACGACTGCTCCAAGGGCAGCGGTGGTCGCCAGCCGAATGTTGTGGTGTCGGGTGCGACCATGCACGCCGCGTTTGAAGCGGCGCTGACGCCGAATCAGCGGTTTGTGAACAACGCGGGCACGGCCTCGGGCGGATTCAAGGCGCTTCAGCTCAAGACGGCCGACTACATCTTCACCAGCCAGTACACCAGTGACTCGGCGTGGATGTACAACACGAACGACACCAAGCTGTTCGTGGTGCAGGATGCGTGGCGCTCGCGTCGGTCGCCCGTGGAGCACATCAATGCCGCGATGATGAACATGAAGGTGTTTAGCGTCGTGCAGCTGGCTACGCGCAATCGTTCGCGTGGCGGCGTGCTGTTCACTTAGTCACGGAGGATCACATGGCGTTTTGTGTAGATCCGTCTGGGGCGGTGGGTGATCACGATGTCGTGCATGACACGCAGCGGAACGAACTTGGGGCCGAGCGGCTGTTTTCGGATGGCAACAAGTACGTCTATCTGAAGGGCGTCACCAGCCTTGTGGATGGCGATGCGGTGGTGTTTAGCCGCAACGCGTTCACGGCGGTGCGTGCGCTGTCCACGACCCCGACCAAGGGTCAGGTGGCGATTGCCCAGTCTGCCGTGGACGCGGCGACAAAGTACGGGTGGTTCCTCGTCAAGGGGTATGACGCGGGGGCCAATATTGCCACGCACTCCGGTGGGTCAGGACTGTGCCTGTTTCTGTCGTCCACCGCAGGCCGTCTGACCACCACGCCAGCCACGGAACTGTCCGTGACGGGTGCGTGGTCGGCGGGCAACTCGTCCAGCAATGTAGGCAGCGCCGCGCTGGATGGCTCGGCTGCCATGATGGGCGACATCTCAACCTAGGGTGTCATCGGCGCGGGGGCGGCAGATGTCCGTCCTCGCGCCGTGTTTTTGTGAAGGAGTGTTATGCCGCGTGACAAGTCCGATCTAGATGTAATGGCAACGCTGGCGGAAGCCCAGCAGCGCACGGCGGAAGTGCTGGAACAGTTGGCGGCCTCGGCTCCTAAGCGCGAAATCCAGTTCGGGGATGCGGAATACCAGGCGCGGCTGAAGGCCGAAGGGTATTTCGATGCGTTTGAGACGCCGGTGTTTCAGAACGGGCGCGACGTGGAGCCACGCGGCCTGAAGCCGGAGACGCTGGAGCGGGCGTGCCGTCTCCAGCCTGGGAAATACCTCAACGGCAAGGTGCAGATCACGGTGGATAGCCGTGGGCAGGTGCATCTGCTCTACAAGAACTCCACGCCGGAAGAACGGATGCGGTTTGCAATGGATGTCGCGCCGAATTTTGACGTGTTGATTGACCGTCTGTGGCAGGAACAGCACGCCGCGGTCGTCGCGTAAAGGCAGAAGCCGATGGCGAACAATCCCAAGCGCAGTAATGCGGCCGTCAGCGCAGCGGCCGATGCGGTGTGTCCGCTGCTCAATAACGGGTATCTGCGGATTTACGACGGCACGCAGCCCGCAACCGCCAACACCGCCGTGAGCACCCAGACGCTCCTGGCAGAGTTGCGGTGGAATGGGACGGCGTTCGGCGCGGCCAGCAATGGCGTGGCGACCGCAAACGCCATCACCAGCGACACCAGTGCGGATGCCACCGGCACGGCGTCATGGTTTCGTGCGCTCAAAAGCGACGGCACGACCGCCGTGTTTGACGGGAGCGTCGGGACATCCTCTGCCGACCTGATTTTGAACTCGGTCAGCATCAGCGCCGGGTCCACTGTGTCGGTGTCGAGCTTTACCTATACCGAAAACAAGGGGTGACGTATGGCCGCATGGCCGACTATCACGGATAACGTCACCGTCCTTGCCAAGTCGCTGTTTGACAGCATCAAGTCGTACATCGACGAACTGTCAACGCTTACGTTTAGCAATACGGGCCTGAAGGTCAGAGATACCGATGCCAGCCACGCGCTAACGATTGCGCCGGGGTCCAATCTCACCGCTGATCGCACCCTCACCATTGCGACTGGTGATGCG